GGATGGATACCGCTCTAATGCAGATCACACCCCGATTACGATGATGGTTGAGTTGTGATTGCTCCCTGCTCCACTCGCAAAGCGGATGGTGTCGAATGGATGGGTGATACCGCCAAAGGTATTAGCTGTCACTGTTCCCTGGTTGGTTGAGTTGCCACTACTGGTAATCACATCCACATTTTGTGTTCCGCCCCCGTTCAGGAAAGAGAAGGTATCGCAATCGCCAGCCCAGAAAAAACCTTTGGTCGTAAATGGCACAGGCAAGGTGTAATCCTGGTTTGCTCCACCCGTCCTAAATGATTTCTGGATGAGCACCACCATTTTGATCGTCCCTTGCAGCGGCTCGTAACAATCACAGGTTCCATTGGTGCCGCCGGTGATCGTCGTGACGCCTGCATCCCCTTCGAGCTGCTGGATAAAGGCTTCTAAGGCGTTGTTGTAGGCAGCACTCAAACCGGGCGCGGATCCGGCTGTGAATGGCCCCGTTGGGGTATATCCTGCGATATCACACCTCCTTTAGGTTATGGTAAAGTCAATCTGGAATTGTATCGACTCAACATTTGTCTTCGTGTGTGAGTACAAGCCACGAGCCAGCAGCGTGCCGCTATTCGCCGTTTTAGTAGCATTTCCGCCGAAGAATCCCACTTCTTGAATCGACGTGCCTACTAGATCACTTGGACTTAAATACATATTTATTAATACCTCTCCATCAGTGCCGTTAGTGTAACTAGTTACCGACTTACGAAATGATTCGCTGCCAAGTTGCGTATTGCCGACTACTGGCGCAGTGCTATCGGTTCCCAGAGCCACATAGGTGATGCGTGGGTTTTGTGCACCTGACTCACCATCTCGCAAGAGGTTGCGCCCTGCTGTTGTTATTGTGATTGCGCTCATTTAGACCTCCTCAACATGGGTACAGCGTTGTGCTAGGGAATAACGTCGTAGCTGGCAGTGGGCAAGCATAGACACTCGTATTGAGTGTGGCTGAGAGCGTCACGCCGCCGCTAAAGGATTGCACCAACGCAAGTGACTGCGATACTCCGACATTGATGTTGGTTGAGTTTTGGGAAGAGCCTAATATGCTCTTAAAGAAATCCGTCCAATGAACATCATATGGCCCCCTGATTGCGTTGATCGTGTACCAGATATTCAGCCCATCTTGCTGATCTGATGCGCTCACCGTCTCGATGAGCATACTGGTATTGTTCAGTCCGAAATCAGGCAGGTTGACGGGAACAAGTTGGCCTGGCGCATAGCCAGTTGCCAGCATCGTGAATTGCGCTTGTATGCCTTGTTGGGCATAGCGCGTGAGGAGCTGCGAGGCTTTGGCATAGCCACCTGAGAGGCTGGTGATCGTGGCATCTGTCTCGACGTGCTCAATAATGCCGGTCGAACCATCGATAGTTTTTTCATAGCTGATCTGTGCATCATTTTGTGAAGTGACGACGGTCGGGAACTCTCCGATGTACGAAACTGAGAGCGTTTGGCTGCTCGTGAGCTTTGTGCCACTGCTATCTTGTGAGATGGTGGGATCGCCTGCATTCCAATAAAAATCTTTACCGGTGTCTACCCCCTTGATGCCAACTGACTTACTCACGCCATTGACTGAAATCGTTGGGGTATGAGCCAGGTCATAGCTCATCGGCCAGGCCGTTGCATTGCCATCCCCTATTCTCGTCTCCGTTTGGATTTGTGTTTGGGATGTCCCGCCAAGAATATATTGCGCATTGCGATATGTCGGATTTTGCCACTGAACACGAGGAGGATTATGGACTTGATCAATTTGCGTCCCGTCTATCGTGTTGCTATTAACGATATAGGTGTAAGGCACGAACCAGAGTTGTTTGTTTTGATCGATGGCCCAGTAGAACGGAACGCCTGAGTCTGAGGCGGCGGTGGCGAGTGCATCTAGAGCTTGCGCAACCGTGCAATAGGCGAAGGTGACCGTTGGGATGGTATCAGGTGCAGGATCATTTATTGGGTAGAGCGTCGTTGACGGGTAGAGCGTCGTTGACGGGTAGAGCGTTGCCAGCGGCGTCTCCGTCTCGACAATTGCGCCAAGCGTGACGCCCTCCTGAGCAAGAATAGTATTGAGGATACTCTGTGCAATCGTGGCGTGCGTCGTGTTGACATAACTTGCGGCTATAATGCGCTTATCCGCAAGGAAATGCTGATCTGCACAGGTGAGGGTATGAATGAGCGAAGGTTGGAAGCCAGGCTTCTGCTCTTGCGGATTGGTGATATAGCCAGAGAAGACAAGCACATTGTTGCTATCATAAATAGCAACCTGCTGGTACTGCTGAAAGTGCGTATTGGCATCGGAATACACAGTGAACGAAGCCTGAGAACGTCGTCCAATGCTACTATCTATTTGGAGAGTACCAGCCTCGACAAAAGCGGGGATGCTATTGACCCCGTATATTCCCGCACCATATGTCCCCACGCCGTAGGGCGTAGCAGCAATATAAGTGGCATACGGCATTAGAGCACACCTCCAACGCCGTATCTAATGGCCTGCGTGATATCTGGCAGCAGTGCATTCGCAACCCGCCGACCTGCAATATTCACGATGATTTGCACCGGCTGTTTGCTTGGCGAGGACATCATACTGTTGACTTTGCTTGCAGGTGTGACCGATGAGCCAGGCGGGAGATAGGTAATCACCTCGCCCGCGTGAACATAGGCCAGGCCGCCGCTAAAGTTCTCAACGCCAGAGGCAAAGCCAGGGATGTGCGCGTCGTGCAACTGTCCTCTCAGCCCGCCGATCGTCTGACTTATGAGACCCCCCAATCCATTTAGAAGGCCGCGCACGAAATCATAGGCTTGCTGGAATGGCTTGATAATGGCATCCTGCACATTTTGCCCTTGCCCAAGGATGACTTGAATAATAAGCCTCAACCCGCCTGAAATGATATCTCTTATCCCTCCCCATATCCCTTGGAGCATATTCCCTAGATCATTCCAGGCTTGCTTCCAATTGCCCGATAAGACATCCAATCCAATCTTGATGATGCCAGAAACAATGGCCCAGGCGACCTTGACAACCCCGACGATAATATCCCACGCGCCCTTGAGCACGCTTGCCAGCACCGGCCACGTCGCATTCCAGATAGCCTTGATGGTCGGCATGTTCTTATTGAGTCCATCAAAGAATCCATTCACGATGGGCATCACCCGATCCGATATCTCTTTGGCAAAAGAGCCGATAGCCGCTACCGCCTGATTGAAGTAGGGCGTGAGGAATTTAATGGCATCTCCAAGATTTTTCGCAAGAATACCTGCCAGTTTGACGACAATCGGCGCGACCTTCTCAAAAATAGGAATAATATCAGCAATAAAGAGCCGATATATCTGCTGGCCGGTGGCCCAAGCTTTCACCAACGCGGGCGCGAGATCATTAATGAGTATCTTCGCCAAACTGAGAAAGCTCGGCATCGCTTGCTTCAGAGCGGGTAGCATCTCCGCTTGAAACCACTGGCTGATCTGCTTGCCCCACTTGAGCGCGAACTGGATATCTGTTGATAACTCCTTGCCAATGATATCGGCAACTTGCTTAATACCGGGGTATGCCGATTGTATTGCTGGCCCGATCTGCTTAAATCCATTGGCGAGGGCTTGTGGGTTGATGACGCTCAAATCCTTTTGTATCGTCATCATGGTATCATGAAAGCTCTTCCCCAGATTTTTCAGGGAGTCTCCACTGCCGCTCAGAGAGGCAAATGGATTTTTGACACCCAGGTCTGAAAACACGCTCTTGATTATTTGCCCTATCTGTGTGGCTGTACCCTTGACATCATTGAAGATACTCCCCAAATTATCGAAGGCCGGCCCGATATTGTTGGAGACGAAGCCTACTAGTTTGGTGAGTATCGGCAAAAGTGCATCCCCGATGTTCTGCCGCACATCATCCATGCGCTGCTTGAGGATGGCAAGCTGGCCCCCAAACGTTTTGCCCGCTGCCTCAGCAGAGCCGCCGAACTCCTTCTGCAATTCCTTGAGGATGACGCCTTGTGCACCCGCAATATTGTTGGTATCCATGAAGTGCTTGATCTGGTCTTTTTGTACCTGAGAGAAGGTCACACCGACACGTGAAAGCGCGGTGATACCGGCTATCGGATCATTTAAGGCTTTGCCGAGCTGGATGGCGCTGGATTTGGTATCCTGTCCAAGTGCCTGGCTCATATCCAGCGTGGCCCTGGTTGCGGCCGGAAAGATGTTCTTGCCGATATTGGTGAAGGTCAGGAGCATGTTTTCGCTGGCCTGCACCGTATCATCGCTAAATTTGGTGAGATGAGAGAGGTTCCCTGCCAGGTCTGCAACTGCTTGGGCGGTCATCCCGCTGGCATCGTGCGTTGATTTGAGCACTTGATTGGTTTGTGCCATACCCGCCTGCGCGTTCTCCGACTCGGTGAAGCACGCTGAGAGTTGATCTTTGAGGAAGCCGACCGAGCTACCAACAGCCTGAAACACAAACTGGCCGGCGGCAAACGATAAGGCATTGCCGAGCATGGACTTGAAGACGCCTTGCGTCTTTTCAACGGCCCCGCTCATCTTGTCTAGCTCTGCTTTCCCTTGCGAAACGCCTTCTGTTTTGACGACTGCTACAAGTTGCGCTGCTTGTATTGCCAATTTAGCTTCCTCCTCTCTTGCTGATGATCTTTTGTGCTTCGTTTTCGGCTGATATGCAGATAATTGCTTTATCCTGCCAGTAGAGCGACTGCTCTAGCAGTTCCCACGGCTTGCAACCTAAATACTTGGCCGCTTGAATAATCGGATAAAAGTCTGGACACTCTCCCATGAGACCTTCCGTTGCGAGATAGCGCCTCAGTTCTCTTAGCTCTGAGGCGCTATCGTGTTTGGGCGGATATCCTCAATAATGGCCTGCATGATTTGCAACTTGTAGGCATAGCCCATATTGGCAAAACTCTGTGAGTCAACTGGGAGCATGGTCGTCTGCTCCTCATCCACGTAGGCATCCCAACTCTTGATGATCTTGGGCATCGTTTCGTTGAATGCCTCGCTGCCTGCATCAAGCTGCGCGACTGAATTATCGGTGACGGCGTTGGGATAATAGACAATCGTTAAGGTGTCTTCTCCGATTGGAATAGTGACCGAGGCGGTATTGGCCGCCATCTTACTAAGCGTTATTGGCATTGGCTGCCTTTCTATAATGCCGTGAGGAGCGTCGTGATTAAGAATTTATGCGCATTCGCCCAGCCTGCATCTTCAACAATCTCAAAATCCCATTCCTCTGCGAACACCCCATCTTTATCGGAGAATGGACTCGGCTTGCTCACCTTCACCGCCATATCATGCTGGAAGGTGGCATAGGCCTGCGCTACGCTAGAGACGGTCGGGGTGCCACCTGTCAGCGCAACGTTCGTCACACCGACTGCCGACATATCCGAGGCCAGTGCGCCTGAGAAGGTGAATATGTACGGCCCGCCCGCACTGCCTGTCACGGTACAGTTTGAACCGACTGTGGAAAGTAGTTGGAATGCGGTATTCACCGTGGCGCTCGTCAAGCCAGCGCTATAGGTAATGAGCGCCGTGGTTTGACCCTTGTACGAAAGGGTGAATGTCCCGCCCGTGGCACCTCCGCCAATCGTGACGGTCTGCAAATTGTCGATAATAAACCCCTGGCCCTGTACCCGCAAGAACTGTGTCGAGCCTGCTTGCAGGTTGGTAAGCGGCGTCATGCCCGTAGCATCAGCTTCCATGAGCAGCTTGATCGTGCTAGTCGGATTGAGGTCAACATGCGCCGACCATCCGAGATTGGCACGATTGAATGGGAAAAACATTCCATACAAGTTTCCAAAGTTGAAATCAACGTTAAGCACTTTCAAGAGTTGCGTGGTGCCAAGTGCGCCAAAGGTCGGGTCAAGATAGTAGTTGAAATGCTTCCCTGCACTCGGTTGAATTGCCACCGCGGTGGGCGAGGATGTCATGGTGATAGCTCTTTGGAGTGCCTGAGCCAGCACCTTGCCGCCTATGGTAATGCCTGCCTTACGATCACCTTTGTAGCTGAGTTCGGAGATCAGGCCATAATTGACCTTGTGATTATAGATAGCATTACCAGAGGCATTATTTTCGCCTTGCTCAATCGTGTAGGTTTGCGGTTGCACACTTCCTGTTAAGGGTGGCGTGAATGTCCAGTCTTTCGCTGTTGCTGATGCGCCGTGAGCCGTGATGACCGGAGCACCACAAACCCCTGCCAACGCATAGACGATACCGTTATAGTCCAGTATGCCGGAAAGCGTTCCCTCCACCCATTCCGAATTCTCAATCACAATGGAAGGATACTTGCGGCCCGTCGCCGCAAAGGGCGCAACATCGGCCATTGGCCCGAAGACGATGGCAAAGCATTGGATGAGCTTGTTGGCGGCAACGTTCGTGCCTGGTGTCGTCTCCAGACCGAATTGCAGAGTTTGGTTTATGCTACTTCTCTCAGGTGTCCACGGCATGATTTACACTCCTTGTAGTTCTATGCGATACAGCCCGCCGAGATGACTCCAAGGCTGCTGATTGACTAATTCTCCATAGGCAATCGTCTGCTCGCGGTAGCAGGCCAGCACGCCGCCCGATGACAAGCCTACGCTGCGTACGCTTTTGAAGAGCGCATCAATGCGGTCAGCAATCGTCACCAGCGCCCCATAGTTCCCACCAGACCCTGATGGACCAATGGCCTTGATTTGTAGCAAGATATGCACAAACAAGCGAACGCCGTTCACCGTGAGTACATCGGTTCCTGCCTGCTGGCTCACCAATGCGAACGGTGCGACCGTGTCCACCGGAGCATATTCTCGATACACCCCACCAACAGCCGCTGCCATCAAGGGTGCATCAGATTGCATCGTGGTGCTTACCCACTGAAACGCTTGCGCAACCTCACTCAATGCGGCAACCTGCTTTCAATGCTGGCTAATCTCGCTTCAAAGCCTGGTCGTGTCATCTCCACGCCTGGCTCCACAAATGGACGGGCAGGCAGGTAGCGCGTGCCGTAATTCTGGAAAATCCAGTAGTACATAGCACTGGTGATGTATTTGGTCTGCTCGTCCGGCCCGTCCTCTTTCGCAATGCCATTAAGCATATTGCCTGTATCTACCTGCCCATTGGAGACGATGAAGCCCTGGATGTTATGCTTGCACTCATCGGCTGTTTCATCGACTATTTCCGCCAACACCTTGGGTAGCGCGTTGGCGATCGCAGCGAAATGGTTGAATCCGGCCATACTTCACCTCACGGTTCCTGTTGGTTGCCACTCTTCCAGATACAGAATGATATCCGTATTGTTCTCGTCATAAT